CTCAAGGTCATCCACGTTACGACGGCGTTCCCCATCGACGGCGACACCGCATCGACGGTGCAGGTGCAGTCGGAATACGACATCCCGCAGAACTGAGGTTCCCCATGTTCATCCATCCGAAGTTCAAAGGCGCGCCACCCGCGCCGCCGATGAAAATGATCCGCGTGTGGGCCTCGACCGAGGTGCTGCGCAAGCGCGTGTTTCACCCGAGCGGAATCCGCTTCCAGGCCGACATCAATCAGTCGGTTGCCTGGCCCGAGGATCAATTCACGCTGCGCCGGATCGCGGACGGTACCGTGCTCACCCATCCGCCCGGAGAGGCCTCGCAATCGAGCGAGGAGGCTCAGACAGAGCCCGATCCAATGCCCGGGGACTTACCCAAGCCCGTCGCGCCAACCGCGCGTGGCGGGCCGGGCACACCGGCTGAGAAGCCCGAGAAACCAAAATCCCGGAAGTGAAACGGTTCCTGGGCAGGACCGCTCGGCCCGCGGTGACGCGCGTCATTCCGTTCATGGAGCCCCCCTAAAGGAGAAAAGCTATGCCGATTAGCTTTGATAACATACCGGCGTCGTGGAAATTGCCGCTCTACTGGGTCGAGGCGGACCCTTCATTCGCTGGCTTACCTATCGTGAAAGACCCCGCCCTTATCATCGGCACTATGTCGGCGACGGGGAGCGGTCCGCCCGATGTGCCGACGCCGATCGGCAGTCTTGCGCATGCGCGCGACCTTTACGGACAGGGTTCGCAGCTCGCCGGGATGATGGAGGCGTTCTTCAACAACAACTTTGCCCAGGAGACGTGGGCGGTTGGCGTGGCGGAACCTTCAGCCGGCACGGCAGCGACCGGTACGATCACGGTGACCGGGCCCGCCACCGACGCGGGCAGCGTGTTCTTCTATATTGCCGGCCATCCGGTGCAGGTCGGTATCAGCGTCGGCGACACCGCTGACGCCATTGCCACCAACATCGCGGCAGCGATCACGGCCGATCCTGACTTGCCGGTTACCGCGGCGGCCACGACCAACGTCGTCACGGTCACCTGTCGATGGAAGGGGGCCACCGGTACCGACATTGATCTGCGCGACAGCTACTACGGTGCGCTGGGCGGCGAGACCATTCCGTCTGGCGTGAGCTTCGCCTATCCGGCCGCCAACAAGCTCACCGGCGGCGCTGGTATTCCGACGTTCACCACCATGATCACCAACCTGGGCGAACAGGAGTTCGATTACATCGCGTTCCCGTTCACCGACTCCAACAGCTTGCTGGCGATGGAGACCGAGATGGGGTTCGGCGACCTCGGTCGCTGGGGCTGGATGCGCCAGCTCTATGGCCAGCTCGTCTCGGCGAAGCGGGATACCTTCCCCAACCTGATCACCTGGGGTGCGACACGTAACGCACCGACGACCTCGGTGTGGGCGATCGAGCCCGATGCACCGTCACCGGTGTGGGAATGGACGGCAGCGATCAACGCGAAGGCCGCGCGTGCCCTGTCCAACGATCCGGCGCGCCCGCTCCAGACGCTACAGCTCACCGGCATTCTGCCAGCCAAGCTGCACCAGCGCTTCAATCTCAATGAGCTGAACACGTTCGCCGGCAATGGCCTCGCGACGCAGAAAACCCTGGCCGACAATATCCCGCAAATCGCGCGGGATACCACGACGTACCAGTACAATCTCTATGGCCAGTCGGACGACGCCTACGAGCTGATGACGACGCTCGCCACACTGGCCAAGCTGTTTCGCAATCAAAGGCACGCCATAACCTCGAAATTCCCGCGCCACAAACTTGCGAACGACGGGACTCGCTTTGGCGTTGGCCAAAAAATCGTGACGCCGAAGATCATCAAAGCCGAGCTGATCGCGGAATACCGCGAGGACGAGTTCAACGGCCTGGTCGAGAACGCGGCGGCCTTCGCAGCTAACCTGGTCGTGGAAAGGGACCCAAATAACCCCAATAGAGTAAACGTACTATATCCGCCAGATTTGGTGAACCAATTGAGAATTTTCGCAGTCTTAGCCCAGTTCCGCCTCCAGTTCGACCGTGGTGTTGACACAGTAATAGCTGCGTGAGTCTTGAGCGGTGCTGCAAGGCGTGCCAAAAGAGCTTTCCTCTCACGCCTGAATACTTCCAGCCTCATCGGCGCACCTGTAACCAATGCATCTATGCCGCTCGCAATCGGCGCCGTGCAGAGGACCCGGAGTTTCGTGAAAGGCTGAACGCAAGCTGTCTGCGCAGCTATTACCGACATCGTGAAAAGCGGATCGCGGAGGTGATGGAGCGGGAGAGGGCTATTCTCTCGACCAAGAAAGGTCGCGCGCGGCTGCGAGCCCGACAGCGAGCTGCTTACATAGTTCGAATTCAGGACCCAGCTCAACGCGAGAAGAAACGGCAAACCGATCGCCGTGCCGAGGCAAAGCGGTCTGCCGATCCGCAGATGCGGACAAAGCGCGCCGCAGTAAGACGGCAGAGCAATGCAGCGGACCCGGCGGCGCACAGGCGCTCCTCACTGGAATGGCAGAGGAATAATCCCGACAAGGCGCGGGCCATTCGCCAACGGCGACGTGCTCGCGACAATGATGCGCCAGGCACCTTCTCGGGCGAAGACTTTGCCTGGATCGTACGGCACCAGAAGGGTCGGTGTTTCTGGTGCGGAAGCAAGCTGAACGGCAAGCCTAATGCTGATCACCTGGTACCTTTGGCCAGAGGTGGAACCAATTGGCCAGAGAACATCGTCGCATCATGCGCCACCTGCAATCACTGCAAGGGAGCGAAGATGCCCGAGGAGTTCATGTTCTACTTGAAGATGGAGGGCTAAATGGCTCAACGGATTGCAGGAATCGCGTTTTTGAAGGTCGATGGAGACCAGTTCCCGTTACGCGGGAACTTCACCGTCTCACCATCCCCAGTAGAGCGGGCGATGATAGCCGGGCAGGACGGAGTGCATGGGTATTCTGAGCTTCCGAGGGTACCTTACATCGAAGGTGATGTAAGCTTAGACCCGGCTTTGAGCACTACTAACACCGAGCTAATCGTCAATGCGACGGTTACCGCGGAGTTAGCCAATGGCAAGGTATACGTGCTGCGCCAGGCGGCATGTAAGGCGGCGTTTGACCTCAACGCGCATGACGGCCTCGTGCGTGTGCGGTTCGAGGGTATCTCGTGCGACGAGGTGGGATAAACTGATTTCGATGGAGGGAAACAATGGCAGAAAAAGAAACGGATGGAGCCGAGATCAACGGCGCGGCGGGACCGCTTTCACTGGTGGTCAAACTGCGGCATCCGATCAAGGCGCACGGTGAGGAGCTGCAGGAGTTGAAGCTGCGCGAGCCGACGGCGGAGGACTTGGAGAAGATCGGCAACCCGGTGATCACCAAGCCGTTCCATGACGGCGAGCCCGAGATCACGTTCGACGAGCAGAAGCTCACGATCATGCTCTCGACCCTGGCGGCGATCCCGCCGAGTTCGGTGAAGCAGCTCCATCTCAAGGATCGCGGCAAGGCGGGGTGGCTGCTTGCGGCCAATTTTTTTATGCCGGATTTGTGGAGCAGTTGACGCTCGACTGTTACCGGCTGGCGAAGTTCTACGGGCTCGACCCCGATATGTTCCTGGCGCAGCCGCTGTCGAAGATTCGGCGGCATATGTACTGGACGACCAAGCTGGTAGAGCGGATGCAGGCTGAACAGCAGGACGCTGAGCATGGCTGATTCTGATGCCCTTCGCATGACGGCCTCGACGGTCGATAAATCGTCGTCCGTCTGGAAAGCCATCGCGAAGGAAATTCAGCAGGTCGCCAATGCTGGCCGTATGGCTCAGAGTGCGATTGCCGGCTTTACCGGCGGTCTCGCGAGCGGCGCCGTTCAGCAGCTCTCCAGGGATTTCAACAATCTCACCGCGGCGATCAAGAATCTCGGCACCGCGGCGGTCGAGATGAAGTTCCTGATGGATGAGACCAGGCTCTCCCAGCAGGAGGTGCTGCGCTTCACGTACGCGGGCGAGCGGCTCGGGCTGACGGCGGGTCAGTCCGAATCCGCGTTGCGAAGCCTCACCGGCCGCATCATCGATCTGCGCAAGCTGGGTCTGAGCGAGACCTATACCGAATTGCTCAAGTACCAGGGCGGCCCCGAGCTGGCCGAGATACTGCGCAAGAAGGCGCAGGCGGGCGATTACGCGGGCGCGATCAGGACGGTGATCGACCGGATGCGCAACGCGCGCGGTGGCGCGGATGCGCGCCGGGAGATCGCGCGCATATTCGGCATTCCCGAGCGCCTGGCCGACATGAATCTCGATAAGCTGCCGCAGATCATCGAGCGGAACATCAGGGAAGGCGAGGAATTCCACAAAAAGCTGGTTGACCTCGACTGGACGCTCGGCAACGTCGGGACGACGCTCGGCAATACCGTGATGCCGGTGCTCGGTGAGCTGGCCAAGCAGTTCGACGAGTATCTCAAAAGCCCGATGATGAAGGGCGTCGTCGAAGACGTGGTGCGCAACCTGGGCGCTGCGATCAGGGCATTCCCGTGGAAGGACTTCGGTCGTGGTCTCGTCGCGGTCGGCGAGGGTTTTATTTCCATGGGCAAGGGTGCGTTTGAAGCGCTCAAAGTCGTGGCCAGGATTCCGCCAGACCTTCGTGCTGCGCTGATTGGCAGCGCTGCTGGCGCTTATGTGGGCGGTCGAATAGCAGGTCCCCGAGGTGCCTTGATCGGCGGTGCTGTTGGTGGTGCGGCGGGATTGATTACGGGCTCGCTTTCACGCTCCAGGGACATAAAGTTTTTGCTCGATCACGCCGAGCTATCGAAGAAGCATGCGCAGGAAGAACTGCAGGTGCTCAAGGAACAACTGACGA